AGCCACGCGCACGGTAATCGTGTCCATTAGGCCGCCGCCTCGACCGCTGCCAGCGTCGTCCCGGCCAGGCCGATAGCCTGCCAGGTCGTCGCCGTCGTGCAGACGGCAATCACCATCGTGCTGGCCGCGATAGCGCTCTCCGCGTTCGCGCCGGCCCCGCCGTTGATGGCGATGGTCGCCGGCGCGCTGGTGCGCAGCTCGTAGCCCGTCGCCCCGTTGCGCAGGATGACAATCGTGCCCGGCGTCGGCGTCGGCAGAATGACGATCTTGTCGGCGTTGTCCGAAGTGACCGGGATGAATTGCAACATCCCCGCCGCGGCAATCGTGCCCGTGCCCGACCCGTCGGCCGTCGCCGTGCGGGCCACCGTCGGGTGGTTGATCTGCCCGGTCACATTGCCCGTGACATTGCCGGTCAACGCCCCGATCAGCGTCGCGGCCTTCACGGCATCGAAATTAGTCGTTGCCACGTCTCCGACCTCCTCGCCTTAGGCGTTCACGTTCAGGATGTTGATCGCGTTCTTGTCGATGATGGCGTAGCCCTCAGCCTCCGTAACGACCAGCACCTGCACCTGGCGGGTGATGAACTGCTCGACCTCGGTAATGGTCGAGCCGATGTCCACGATGCGTTCGATGGCGAAGCGGCGGTCAAAGCCGACGATCTTCAAAGCCGGCGCATCGGCCGTCCAACCCAGGGCCACGCTGTCGCGTAGGCCGGGATTGATGGAGGTGAAAGCCCCCAGACCGCTCGGCTGCTGCACCATCACCAGCGGCACGTTGGCCGAGCCGGTGTTGAGCAGCATCATCTGGAGCGCGACCGCTTCCTGGGCCAGGGCGCCGGTCAGCACGTACGGGTTGGCGAACTTCATCTTGAAGGCCAGCCAGCCCTTGAGCGACAGCGTTCCCGCTATAGCGCCGGTGTCCAGGGTCGTCAGGTTGTGGGTCGTCGGTTCCGTGCCGGTGTTGCCGTCGCCGTTGACCATCACGTCCAGAATGGCCCCCACCTTGTCCACCTCGGCCTGCACCGCCATGCGGCGCACGTGCAGGGCCAGCTTGTCCACCCGCTGGCGCTTCAACTGCTCGTAGGTCGCCTCCAGGCCGCGGCCGTACTTCAGCAGGTTGATGGTGTGGTCACCGCCGGTCAGCTTCACCCGCGGCACTTCGGCCCCCTCAGCCACGCGCGTCATGCCCGTGGCGGCGGTGTCGGAAGTCAGGTAGTAAGCCCGGTACTCGCCGGCGTTGATCGGCGTGGTAATGGCCACCAGCTCGCTCAGCGGGATGGCCGGAGCCACCTGCTGCGACCAGCGGGCCGCACTCGCCTCGGCATACGGCCGATCCCACGATCCGGCCGCCGCGTCGGACGAACCGTAGAGGGCGCGCGTGGAGAACGGCTTGCCCGTCTGCACTTCACGCCAGGTGCGCAGCAGCCATTCGGGGATGAGCGCCCGCGTGGTCTCATCGCGGTTGAACTCCTCGTAGGTGCTGGCCTGCACGCCATAATCCGGCAGCGCCTTCACGCGAATGTCGGCCGCCTGCAACAGGCGCTGGAAGGCGTCCGTGCCGTCGTGATATTCCGCGCTGGGGTCTTGCTTTTCCAGGTACGCCGACAGACTCATGCCCTCATCGTAGGCATCGCGGTACACCCGCAAGCCCATCTGCCGCAGCATGTCGTTGGCGTTCGGTTTCGTCGTAATGCTCATCGTATCCTCTCCCTTACCTTGCTCTCGGCCTGCCCGGCCTACAGCGTCACCACCACAGCCGTGGCCGTGTCGTTGTCCTCGATATAGCCGCGACCCTTCACCAGTTCGGCCGCCGTGCCCGACGCCGTCGACCGGATGTAGCCCTTGGCGCTCGACGCGTTCAACGCGCCGACAATCGTCGCCCCCAGCGTCAGCGTCGCCCCGTTGCCGCCGGGCAGCGTCATCGTGCCGTGGGTCATCACGTTGGCTTTGTCGTCCGACTCCACCAGGATCAGCTTGCCGATAACAGCCTCACCGTCGGCCGCCAGGGCCACAGTCTTGTCCGCCGAGAAAGTCACCGCCAGGCCCACCTGCGCCGAGCCGCCGGCTTTGCTCGCGTCGTAGGTAATCGTCGAGTTGTCGATCTTGTACGTGCGATACACGCCACCCACGCCGATGTTGCTGACATTCGTCCGCTCGCTCATCGTCTATCCTCCATGCTCCTTGTCTTGCGGGGCCGCCTTACTGCGCCCCATAGGCCGCGGCCGGCGTTTGCCGCTGCGGTTCGTTGCTCTCTTGCTTGGCCCCGTCCTGGGTCAGCCGACCGCCGGGAAAGCGAACGGCCGCCTGCGCGGCGAAGGTGTCGCGCACCTGGCGAATGTGCTCCAGCGGCGCATCGGCCAGCATCGCCCGGTAGGTCTCCACCGGGAACGCCTCGCCCATGGCCCGCACACCCTCGGCCACAGCCTGATCTACCAGTTCGCCGCGATAGGCGTGCCCCTGGTCGGCCAACGGCTGGAGCCGGGCCACTTCCTGCCGCGCTTCGTCGCGCTGCCGCGTGGCCTCGGCCAACTGCTCGTTGAGCCAGCGCACGCTATCAACCAACGGCACTCCCTGCGGCGCGGCCGTCTGCAACGTCACCTGACGGATGGCGTCCAGTTGCGCCCGCGCCTCATCGTCCACCACCTGGCCTTGCTGCCCTTCGGTGACTTCCGCATCCACCACGATCTCAGCCTCGGCCGTCTCGATTCCTCTTTCGTCTTTCATCGTCACTCCCTGCCCGCGCTTCTTCCCGGCGGGGCGGTCGCCCGGCGTCACGCGGGCGTCTCCAGAACCAATAGTCAAATCACCTGCGTTTTGGGTCGTTTGGCGCCACCCGATGCCGGAGACGACCACGTCCTGTCCGGCCCTGCCCGTCGTCGCCGGCTGCGGCAACCGCGTACGGTACTCGCGCTCGTACTGGCGAATCATGGCCGGCGTCATGCGCCCCGCTTCAGCTTCCTGCTCAGCCTTCAGAATCATGGCCCCCGGCGTCGCCCCGTCGTACACCAGCGACACCTCACTCAGCGAGGCGTCGTGGATGGTCACCGTGCAGGTGCGGCGCACCTGCCGGCCATCTTCATCTACCTCATACTCCCAGCCGGCGATGTGAGGGCAATTGCTGTCCTGACCGAAATACGGCTGCTTGCACAGGTCACAGACCCACCGCGCGTCGTAGAAGCCGACCGACACGTCACGCACCGTGCCGCTCTCGATAGCCCGGATGTAGTCGTCGGTGCTGGCAAACGAGTGCGCGCCGCCGAAGCGGATGCCGGGCACAATGTAGAAGAGGCCCAGCGCCCGGCCGTCGCCGTTCTCCTCCTCGTACCGGCCGCCGGCCGAATAGCCGACCCCCAGCTTGTAGCCGTCATGGCTGTCCAGTAGCGCCACCCCTTCGGCCGCGTCACGCGCAAAGTTGCGCAGCGTGCTGTCGGCCATGTGGGTATAGAAAGCATCCAGCGCCATGCTGGAAATTTCAGCCGTGAAATAGAAGCGGTTGTCGCTTTCCCCGGCCCCCTCGTCCCCGGCGGCACGCTCGGCCGCCTCATCGACCAGGCCCGCCCGGCCGGCATCGCGCAGGGCAATCGGCCGCACCCGCGCCTGAAAGGTACTGCGCGTCAGATCGACCACCTGGGCCAGCGCCCCGGCCGGGGCTGGATGAGTGTTAGGTTGTTTCAGCATCGAGGAGTGCCCCATGCCTGACTCCATAATCAAAAAAGGACGCCGCTCCTGGGTAGGAGCGGCGTCCTTCGTTCGTTTTACGTCGCTGCGCGGCTGGGTGCGCCGCACTGTGATTTGCTGTTATCTCAACGCTGGTAGCGTATCATGCCCGCCGCGCTGTTGTCAATATTTAATAATATTAAATATCATCTATTGGGGTGAACAGATGTTCCCGGCCACCAATGCGCAGCCGCCCCCAACACCGCCTCATCGAGCAGCGCGTCCAGGTCGAATAGTATGTCACTCATAAGCCCCCAGCCCTCATCCCCCCGCCTCGACCGGCCTGGCTCCACGGGAGCGGTTCAGGCTGGCCGGTTCGGGAAAGGTTTCACCATCTCCGTTGGTACTGAATGGTAGGCGATGGCTGTCGTCATTACCCCGGCGCGTGGTCACGTCCCGGCGCGGCCGTTTGGAGAGCGTCCGCGTCACCATGTCCGAGCCGATGTACTTGCACACGTCATCCAGTTTCGTCAGGTCGTTGTAAGCCAGCCAGGCCCGAATCTGTGTCACGCCATTTTCGTCCACCTGGTCGAACCGACCGCGACCAGCCGACTCGCGCAGCGCGCCGACCATAAACTCTTTCCACACCGGTACCAGAATACCCGCGTTGCGCCGCCATACGGCCGCGCATATCAGCCAGCGGTAGGTGACCAGGTTGATGCCAGACTCGTTCGGCTTACCCAGAACGGTGTGCCAGGCGTAACGAATCAGTGCGGTTTCCTGCTCGACAACCTTTTCGTAGCGCGCTATCTGCGCCCGCAACCCCTCCGGCCCCAGGGTCTCCATCTGCCGGCGCAAATCCCACTCGAATACCGGTTCCTTGCGCTTGCCGGCCCGCGCGATGCGCAGGTCGTCGCGGCCGACTGAACGGCTGATGAACCGGTAGAACGTCGCCAGATCGTCCCGCGCCACCGAAGAGACCTGCTTGCTGTTGCGGCTGCGCCGCTCGCTGACAATAGAGCTTTCCACCGACTTCATCACGCCGTGGATGGCATCGATGAGCGGTAACCACACCACGTCATAGTCCGGTAGGGTAGTGATCGCGCCCTTGTGGAACTGGTAAGGCGTCATGGGCGTCCCCCAGTTCAAGCCCTGGTAATCTTCGAAGGCCTGGGCGTGCGACTGGTAGACGCGGTGCTGCACGGGCATTTGCACCGCGCGCAGCAACGCTTTGAGATGGTCGAGCGTGAGACCATACTGATCCGGGTCCAGCACGGCCCGTAGCAGCGTGCCCAATCGCTGGTTGCCGTCGTTGACATAGACTCGCCGGTCGCTGCCCGGATAGACCTGATACGTCACAATGACCCCCACCGGCCACACGTCGCTGAGTAGACGCTCTATCCAGCCCGCCTGCTTGTCTGGCGGCCAGACGAACTCGCGCTGGTGGTAAGGAATGTGCAACTCGCCTTCGCGCAGATCGCTTACCATCTCCCACATGTTCCGCTCGCCGTTCTTCTGCTGCGGCCGTACCGGAGTGTGCAATCTTAGTTGAATAGGTTCACTCATCGTCCATCTCTCCTGCGGCCGTGCCACACCGCGTAGCGGCCGTCCTGGTACGCCTCGTCTGTCTCAATCATCGTTCCATCTCCGTTGTCAGATCGATCCTCACCACCGGCGGCTCGGCCGCCTCGACGAAGCCCGTCGGCTCACATACGCACGGTTGCGGCAATCGGTTTGTGCCGTAGAACGGCGGTCATCTCACACCGGTTCCCAGTCCTCGCCATCCACGTTGAAGACGATCTCGCAGTCGCAGTGCCCGCCGTGCTCGCGGCAATAACCCAGCGTCGCCTCCACGTCAATCCCGCCCATCTTCTCCAGGATCTCCCGCGCCAATTCGTGGCCGTTGTAGCACTTCCACGTATAGTCGCCGCCGCCCTCCTTTTCCCGGAAGTCGCACCCCTCCGGCCCGGCCAGCCGGTCGATGAACTCGCGCCAGCGCGGGTGGCCGGGCTTCAGCGCCGAGTCGGCGTACAACAAGCGCCGCGCCGCGTGAAAGGCCACCATCGGCCCGCTGTGCCCACTCGGCCGCTTGCACCAATGCCCAACCGTCGCCCCGCAGGTGGGGCAACCAACCGCCATATAGGGCGACTTGAACTTACTCGTACCATCCGGCAAATCAGCCATGCGTCATCATCTCCTGCACCAGCTTCTCATTCCCCTGCCACCCATGCCCATCAGCCAGCTTCTGCGCCAGGTGGGCGGCCATCTCCTCGAACGTAAACCCCCACAGCGCCGACAGCACCGCCACGTAGTAGAGCACGTCGGCCAACTCGTCCTTGACCTCATCCGGCCCGACGATGCGACCCGGTTTGTAGGCCCACTTCTTGATCAGGTCGGCCGTCTCGCCCGCCTCCCCGGCCAGACCCAGCGTCGCGTGGAGAATCTGCTCCCGCGGAGAGCCGTCGCCCGAATACCACGTGGCCAGACATTGCGCTTGCAGCGCGTCGGGCACAAACCCGTCATCCATTCCGTTCATATTCACTGTCTCTCGATCCTCCGTATCGCCTCACGCAGCGCCGCGCGGCGGCCGTCCAGGCCGTCTCGCTCCTTCGCTGCCCATTTGGTTCCCTGACGAACTCGCGCAACTCGTCGCGCCGCGCGGCCTTCAGGCGGCCGAACGTGTAGATCGTCAGCGCGCCGGGGTAAGCATCGCCGTGGCGTTTCACCGCCCGCCACACGTCATCCGCCCGCGCCACGCCGAGCATCTCCGCCGCCTCCCGGCCGTGGACTAGCTCGCCTAGCTCCATCCGTCCACCGCCCACAGCCACCCATCCCGGCGTTGGTTCACCACCAGGATCGACGACTCATCCGAGTCGGCGTCAAACACCACCGCGGCGACGAGCGGTTGCCCCCAGCCGCGCCGGATGTACTGAATCTCCAACCGGCTCGCGTGGCCGCCCTCGCGCAGCATCTTCCTCAACAGCCCCTGCAACTGCGGGTCGCTCAGGCCGTCCCCTTCCGTGTTCTGCGTTTTCACGTCCATCTCTACTCCATAACCAGCGGCAACGTCGGGTGGCCGGTCAGTCGGGCCAGCGCCGCCGCGTCGACCGCCTCGTCCACCATCTCGTCCATTGACTCGTGCTCGGTGATAAACGCCTGGGCGCGGCTGAACTCCCACTGGAATACAACGCAGCCCTCGACCATCCTGCTGTAGGAGTCTCCCTCGTCGGCAAACTCCTCACTGATGGCTGAGAAGATCGCGTCATAGGCGTCCCGCGCCTGAACCGTCCGACGCACCTCTCGCGGCCGACCGTCGTAGCGGCCGTGTATCTCCACCTTGTACCAGTTCATCACCTACCCCCGAAGTCGTACAGATCCGTATCGACGTACGGGTACGGCGACGGCACACTCAGCAGCCCCGGCCGCAGCTTGTCTTCCAGGATGCTGATCTCCGCCAGCCGTTCGCGCAGGTCGGCCACCACTCGCTCATGCTCCCGGCGGCTGAACTCCGCCACCCGCCCCTCGTCTATCACCCGCCCCTTCTCGTCGGCCAGAATGGGGTGCTTGTAGGTGAACGAGGCGATCCGCGCCGTCGGCACAACGCCATCGGCATCCACCACCAGCGCGCGGACAATCGTGCGGTAGCGCGGCAGGTAATCCTCTATCTTGAAACACGCGTGCCACACGCCGACCACGTGCCCGGCGTCGAGATCGGCCAGGAAATGGTCGACCTTCTTGAACTGGACGAGGGGCGTAGCGGTGAAGATCATGATGACTTCTCCACCGGCTCCCACCCCGCCACCAATTCATCCCAGACGATGGACGTCAACCCACCGCCGACCGGCTCCACCAGCCAGCAGTCGCCTTTCGGCCCGCGCTTGGCGTTGAGGAAGATGCACCCCTCCTGGCCCGGCAGCGGCCGAGCGCCATTCACGACCTTCCTCATCGTCAGCTTGGCGATCTCCGTGTCGGCCGCCTTGGCCACCGCCTGGGCGCGGGCGCGCGCCGCGTCACGCTCCTCCTCGACCGCGGCGATGCGCCCCTCCGCCTCGGCTAACCGGCGCTGCAAACGAGCCGCCCGGTCTTCGGCCGCCTGGCGCTCATCCCCCATCTGCCGGTACAGGTCAACCAGCCGATCAAACGCCACTCGCGTAACGGGCTTGGCGCTCGTCTCCGGGGCGTCGAGGCCGAATCGCCGCCGCAAATCATCCAGCGGCATGGGCGCCGGCGCCCCGCCAACCGACAGGAACGCCCGCATCCAGCCGGCGTCAACCTTGACGCGCCGCACCGTTACCGTTGGCTCAAAAGGCTCCTCTTCACCCACGATTTCCAGGCTCGCCAGACCCGGCCGGTCTTCATCAAACCACCACGGCGGCTGCTTGTCGCCGACCATCAGCGGCAACGCAATGGTCAACTCGGCGTCCACCACCAGGGACTCCTCCGGCACTTCGTCGCCCAACGGGTCGAGCAGGCAGTTCCAGGCGTGCGCCGTGGCCCCCAACTCATCCATGATCGCCGCGATGGTCGCCACCTGCTCCCTGGCGATCTCCGCCACGGCCGCCCGCCCGGCGAACGGCGAACCATCCGGCTCCTGCTCCGGGTCGGGTTCAGCGAAATAAACTCTGAAACGTATTTTGTCCATCATCCACCTCATCACCATTGAAAAAGCGCCGGTTGCCGCGCCGCGCCTTCGGCCGTATCACCGACGCGCTCCACCGGCTCGGCGGCCGTCTCAGCCGCCCGTTGCCCGAACACCTGCGGCGGGCCGCCGCCGTTGCCGTCCGGCTCCACCACCGCCACCTTGAAGCCGCCCGCCACGAGGCGGCTCACCCGGTCGAGAAACGCCGCGTGGGGGAAGCCCGACATCGGCGTCTTGCCCTCTATCGTTACCAACACCACGTCCAGCGCCCCGGCCAAGTCCACCGCGTCCCCGTCGAGCGCCTCATAAAAGTCCCCCTGTCGCCACAGCAGCAGGGTGTCGGGCAGCCCCTTCTTCACCCGCCGGTAATCCTCTATCCAGCTCATCGCTTCATCCTCTCCGGTCTTGGTCGCGCCGCCCGGCCGTCCAGTCCCCCGCCCCGTTGCCCAACATCTCCGTGCAGGTCGTCTAGGGAGACGGCTCGTCATGCCCTCGGCGCGGCGGCTTCGTCACGCGCCGGGCAGCGACTTTCTACTCCGGGTCATACCACCCCGCCTCATCCTCTTCTTCGGCCGCCTGGCACGCGGGGCACACGTCCGTATCCGGCCGCAGCCGATCCCGCCAGCCGGACGCGTCGACGGCCTCGATGATGGCATCCACGTCCTCGCCGGAGAACCGGCGCGTCGCGCCACAGGCGCAGCGCAAAGTAAGTGAAACCGTTTTGCTAGTGTCCATCTCGTCCTCTCGTTGGTCGCGCCGCCCGGCCGTCAAGCTAAGGACTCGGCCCGCGGCTGACTTCATCCGTCCACGGCCGCCCGCCGACGGCCGCGCCGGCGCTTGGTGGTGTAACCAGCCTCGCGCAGCCGCAAGGAGAGAGTCATCGTCGACATACCGAAGTCGGCCGCGATGGCCGACAACTGCTCATCATCATGCAGCCGCCGGAGCACTTCCTCGATCTGCTCCAGCGTCAGCGTGATGCGCCGCCCGGGTTGACGAGCGGGCGCCTCATCGATCTGCGGCGCCCGCGCCCGCTGGGCCGGCTGCGACTGGGCCAACCAGAACGCGCGCAGCTTCGCGTGCGCCTCCGGGTTGACGGGGTAAATCCGCCCGCCCTCGTACGTCGGCCGGCTCGTGCGAATACCATATTTGTCCCTGATGCTCATGCTACCCCTCCCCTGAGGCGCGACGACCGGCAAAAGCCGGCCGGTCGCCAGGCCGTGGCCGAGCGAACGAGTTCCTTGGTCTTGCGCTTCATGGCTGCCTCAGAACGGAATGTCGCTGTCGGCCAAGATAGGCTCCGGCCGACCTTGCAGCCGGGCCAGCAGCGCGTAGGGCGCATTGCCGTTGTAGAACGGCCCGCGCGACGCGAGGCCCGTCCACAGCGCGAGAGCCGCATCGCCCTGAGCCAATCGGCGGCCTAGGCTCGTCTTTGACTCAGCCGTCACAATCATCACCAGCGGCAGCACCGGCATGTCAGGTTCACGAGCGGGTAGAATTTCGAGCGTGTAAGTCACGCCGGTATCCAGGTTGTGGAAGTTGGCTCGCGGCCACTCGCTCCCAGAGTCTTGTTCCTCATAGTAAATCAACATAGTTGCTCTCCTTATTGGCGAATCAAAATGCTAACAGATGATCTTCAATTTCCCCGGCGGGGATCTCTTCCAGGTCGTTCAGCGGCCGAGCGTTCGGGCTGCAAATCGGGCAGATACAGCGGCCGTTCTTTTGGCTCTTCAGCCGTTGCTCGACCTCATACCCGCCAAGCCACACGCGGGCGACCTTGAAGTGGATGCCGCGCTCGGCCGCCACGGCGCACAATTTGGCGCAGCCGTTGCCGCCGCCGTTATACCGGCCGCGGGCATGGGTTTGAATGCGTCGCGCCAGGTCCTCGGCATGGCCCACGTAATGCTGGGTTGTGTGCCGGCCCGGCGCGATGGGTTGGTCAAAATGAAGAAGGTACACGTAGCCGTTCATGGTTGGTCTTGTCTCCAGAAAACAGCCCTCGCTAATTGCGCCTGCGGCCCACGGCCGCCAATTCAGTCAGATCGATGGTCGCCTCGCCGCCCTCACCGTCATCGATGATGAGCATCCCGTCGTCGCAGACGCGCAGGATGACCATCGGTAGCGCACTCTCGTCGGCCAGCGGGAATGCCTCGGCGCTGGCCGCCATCAGCAGCGCGCCGTCGCCCAGGCCGCAGTCGACGGCGTTCCCGTTCAATTGCGACGCGCGGTCACCACCCACCCGCCACGCCAGCACGTTGGGCGAGTCCACTTCGACGCACGTGCCCAGCACGCGGAAGCTGCCCAGGCGACGCACCGCCGCCGCGTCCCGCAGGATGTCGACGGCCCGGTATAGGTCGCGCACATCCTGCCAACCGGCGAACCGGACGAGTACGTCTTCGTCGGCCGCCAGCACCCACACCGGCTCGGCCGGGGCGGCGTCCCGGTTCACCGCCGCCAGCGGCAAAATCCCGATCATCCCCGCGTCTACTGGTAGCTCTTGTCTCATCTCGTCTCCTGTGGGGTGTGCCCGGCGGCGATTCCACCGCCGGGCATTGAGGGTTTAGGCCGTGGCGGCCTCGACCTCGGCGATCCGCAACTGCGCCCGCAACGCTTCCACATCCAGGCGGTAGCACTCGACGACGCTCTTGGCGCGGCGGGCGACATTCTCGGCCATCTCCACGGCGTCGTATTTGTCCGCCAGCGCCCGGCGGGCCTGCGCCTCGCGGACGGCCTCATTCTTGCCGTCCAGTCCGCCATCCAGCAGCAAAGCGTCGTGGGCAAATTCCAGCTTGCGGCGCGCCCGCAGCGCATCTTCGGTCGCCTCGAAGGCGATGGTCGTCGCATCCTTCAAATTCTGGTAACCCGTCTGCAAACTAGTCTGTAGCACTTCCAACATGGTCTTGTCTCCTTCTGGTTGGGGGGTGGATTGCTCTTCCTGGCCGCGAATGAATCGCAGCCAGTCCTGGTGCATGGCCTCCATGTTGTCGTCCAGCACCCAGTAATCGTGGTCGCTCACCGACCGGCGGCTGCCGTCCTCAAAGCCGACGTAGCGGCCGAGTGAGGTGTTGAAGCCAATCAGATCGACCTTCGCGGAGTCGATGCTCTTGTCTTCCAATTGCTCGTTTATCGTTTCGTAAAGGTTGGACATGGTCTTGTCTCCAAAAAATCATTATTAAATATTATTTAATATTATAATCAAATGGCCGAAAAAGTCAAGCCATTTGAGCCATTTTGGAGAGAAAAAGCGGGGCGAAAAAGGGCGGAGAGCGAGCGCGTCACGGCCGAATGTTGGCGCGCAAACGGTCGCAGCGCCGGTGCGGTGGGCGATGGGCGGAGCGGGGCAAGCGGGGCATAGCCTCGACCGCAGCCGAGGTCATGCCCGTGTCGCTATGTTCCCAGATTCTCCAGGCGGTGCGGCCGATCGGCGTTATAGATAATAAGTTCCCTCACGCCATCCGACCGCACCACCAGATCGATATGGTAGACGCCGGGCGTCTTCAACATGCCGACCCGTTGGACAAACCGCCACATCCACATCGCCAGCCCGGGTGGCGGCCGGGCCGGCTCCTTGCGAGGTTGCGCCTGGTCGTCGGTCATGTTCCCTCGTGGCTATCTACGCCGGCCGCTGCTCCCGGTTGGCTGGTGGGCCGCTGCGCCGTGGGTCACCGGCGCGCCCCTTGATGCCCTTCTCCTCAGCCACGAGGCGGCCGTCGGCGTCGTACACCTTGCGAACCAGCACTCCGTTCTCCACGGTCTCCACGGCGCGCCCGCCTTTGGGTATCCTCGCCGCCGCATCCCAATCAATGGCAATCTCGTCGTCTTGCATCGTCATTATCTCCTCGACGGCCGTGCCGCCTGCTGTGGTGATCAATCGTCAAATGCGTCCAGGGCAAACCCCGACCAGATGAGCGCCGGCTTAACCCAGCCGTCGCGCAGGCTACTATACCAGCACCGGCAGCGCGGGTGCAGCGGAATCCGCCCCTCAGCCGGAACGTCGCTCATCGGATTAAACACCCTGCCCAGCGCGTACTCTCGGCCGCACAGCGGCGGGCAAAGGCCGGTCGTGCACACCCGCTCCACGTCCGGTTCGCACTCGTGCCGCACGCCGCGGATGCCGTTGCCGGCGAAGGCGCATAGCATTCCCCAGCGACTCGCCCGCACGCTCTCCGTCGCGGCGATGAGCGCCGAACGAATGATCGTTCGGGTAAGCGCCCAGGCGGCCAGCGCCGTCAGCAGGTCGGAGAGTTCCGGCAGGGCGTCGCGCCGGCCGACCACCGCGTCGCCGATCTCCTCGGCCGTCGTCACCGCCAGCGACATCCGCGCCCGGCGCTGGGTGCTGACCAGCCGGCCGACGTGGCCGTCGATCTGCCCCGTCAGCCGTTCATCGGTCACCTCGAACTGGCCGAGCAGCTCCAACTCCTGAAGCCCCATCTGGCCGCCGAGATTGAAGCCGCGCGTCACGTAACCTCGCAAGTTACCGCGCAGCGGGTCGATTAGCTCAGTCCGCTCGGAGTACAACTCCAGCACTGAACGGACGATCTCGCCCCGGCTCTGAGTCATCATCGTCGGTAGCCCGTCGGCGATGGGCTGCCAGTATAGCCCACCCAGCGCCGGTTGCAGGTCGCGCGCCCACTGGCTCTCCAAGAGCAACTCGCCCTGGGTCGGCCCGTCGGCCAGCGAGCGCATCCCGGCCAGCGGCATGGCCGCCGTCAGCGCGTCGTGGTAGCGCGTCGCGGCCGAAATCAGGTCACTCGCGTCCGGCGCGTCGCTCATCGCCGGCCTCCACGAACGCGGCGCCGCTGCGTCATGGCCGGGTGGCGGCCGGCGGCCGTCAGTTCCCCTTCGGGCATAAGATTAACCGACAACCCCCACCGAGACGCCGCTCGCGGCATCTCGGCCCGGACGCGGTCCCGAACCTCTGGAGAATCGTACATAAGCGCTACTCCTTGCGCGATATCAGAACTCGCGCTGCTGTCTCGTCGAACTTAGCCATGAGCGGCCGAACAACTTTCGCCAACGGCTCCAGAATGAGCAGACCCAACGAGGCCAATTCGCTACGCAACAACCTCGACTGCCCCGTCCAGGTGTCGGCCATCCGCAAGGCCAATAGCTGCTCGACCTCTGCCTCCGCTAATTCTCCGGCTTCTTCATCCCGGCTTTTCGGTGTATTGACCATCTGTCCTATTCCTTCCGTCCGCGGTCAGCCGCCGTCGGCCGTCTTGCCCGCCGCGCGGCGACGCCAATCCATCGCCGCCAGGCGCGAGGGGATACCCAGCAAAAAGCCGGGCAGGATCATGCCGCCCAGCGCCGAGGCCACCAGGATACCCAGGACGGGCCATGGATTCGGCCGCGGCTCGACCACCAGCGGCAGCCACAGCGCCGCAAAGAAACTCAACCAGGCCACCACGGCCACAATATTCGCTGCTGCTTTCATCGATGTCTCTCTTGATACTCTTGTACTATTTGCCGATCTCGCGCATCAACCATTTCTGCATGGACGACAAGTACGTCCAGCAGGCGCTCCAGCGACTGGCGCGATTGCTCCATCTCGTCTAATAGGGGCCGCTTCCAAGCGTCTTCGCTCGCCGGCGCATTGGCTCTGACGCGCTCCTCCCCCTCAGCCGGCCCCAGGTCGGCCGAGGCCTGGTTCGCCCCGGCCGCGCTTACCCGCGGCGCCGGCGCGTCGGCCGGGTGACCGGTCACTTCCTGCGCCGCCTCATTCTGCCCCACCCACCCGGCCTCGTACTTGGCCCGCGCGTTGGCGATGCGCATCGCCTCGGTCTGGGCGTCACGGAACTGCTCACTCGCCCGGAGTTCGGCGAAGCGGAAGCGCACGACCGCCTGGATACCCTGCATCTCGAGGGCCAGTGTCAGCAGCCGCTCCAGCAGTTGCTCGGCTAGATGTTGCAGGGCCTTCACGCCGGCGACGTGAATCTCCCATTGCCGGTTGGCGTGCGTCTCGCTGACCGCCTCGTTGCTACCCATCAGCAGCGGCATGGTCTTGAGGCCGCGCGTAGCCATGCGCTCGACGGCCCGGATGAGCGAGTCCACCGCGCCCAGACTGGAGGCGTCGACCGCGCCCACCGGCCGGTTGACCTTGACGATGTCGGTATGGACGTAGGCGTCGTCCGGCTCCAGTTGGCCGTACACGGCCGCCACCTCGTCGATGACCGCCTTGACCCAGCCCTGCTGCTTGTTGGCGTCCTGCTCGAACTCGTCGGGCATGGAGTTGATCAACTCCTCCAGCCTGACCTCCAGATCGAGCCGTGGATAGCCCTGCTGGGCCACCACGCGCCGCAGATCGTGGAGCAGCGACAGCAGGAAGAGGGCCGAGAAGACCGCCGGCGTCACCAGCGAGCGGCCGTAGGGCGCGCCGCCGGGCAGGGGATCGACCGGCACATAGCCAATCGTCGCCACGTCCAGCGGTATCCAGGTGTTATTCACCATCTGGCCGAGTTGCCATACTTCCCCGCGCAGGGGGTCTTTGTGGCGGCGGTACCTAGCCGCGTGGGGATCGACGGCCACCAGATCGACCGGCAACCGCCCGCGGTCGTCGGCCACCAACTCGGCGAAAAACGCCCCACGCAAAAAGCCGGTCACGAACAGCATGTTCCACACCACGTCGACCGCGCCGTAGGTCTGGCCGAGGAGATCGAGAAAATCGCCCAATCGCGCCTGGGCCTTCACGTCCATCTTCTCGGTTCCCGGCCGCAGCGCGACCGCCTCCCAGCCGGGATTGCAAAACCGAATGAAGTGCCACAACGCGCCGGAGATCTCCGGCGACACGTCGGCCATCAAATGCACCAGGTCGGCCGTGCCGATGCGGTCGAGCGTCGCCCGATCCAGATTCAGCGCCCGCCAGTCGACTTCCCGATCCGGCTGCGTCGCCAGCCCCCACAAGGCGTCATAGGGAGTGCCGACGCCGGCCTCCTCGCTCAGCCTTGCCCGCGCCCCGCCCAGCGCCCGCGGCGACAGCCTGGCCGGCTTCTCCTGACGGACTGCCTGCCGGCCGCTGAACCGCTCCTGCCACGTTAATTGTCGATTTGCTTCAGCCATCTCACGCTCACCATCCCTTGGCCCCGCGTCCCAGCGCGACGCCCAGCTTCATCGTCTTCGGCGCCTGGGTCGCCACCCAACAGTAATTCTCAGCGTGGGCGTAATGGTCGGCCGTCTCGGCCACATAACGCGCCACGTCCATATTCCCCCGACCCGACTGCTCGACCACCCGCGTCAGGGCCGTCAAATGCCGGTAATAATCGCCGCCGCTGATGCCCCTCGCCGCCGCCGGCAGCGTGTTGGATTGCATTACCTCCGAGAATCCCTCCAGCGTCGCGTCCAGGGAGCGTGTCCGGTCCACCAGCACCGTACCGTTGCGGCCGTCGAAGCGCGTAGCCGCCTCGTCCTTGCTGCCCTCGGTGTAGTAGGCCAGCCAGACCAGGCCGTCGGGAAACTCCGCCTGTAGCGCCCGCGCCATACGCGTCTCCGGCAGCGCGTCGATCACCACCCGCTGCGGCCGGTACTGCCTGATAAGGCGGCCCAGTTCGTCGAAGGTCGCCACCTCGCCCGCGAAGCGCTGCGGCCGTTCCCCTTCGGCGTCCAACGGCCCGCGCACCACCACGTGCAGCACGCTGCCCACGTCCACACCCATGAACGGCCGCTCCCCCTTCACCGGCCCGTGGGCGTAATCCCGTAGCAGCGCGTCCAGCGCCTCGGCCGTCAATTGGCCGCCGCGCGGCCGATAGGGCAAGCCGAGGTCTTGATTGAAGCACTCCTTGCGAATCGTCTCGTCGGCCCGCTGGAGTTGCGCGACAATGCTCAGCAGGTCGGCCGTGGCCGAGAACAGCTTCGATAGGTGAAAGCCGGCGATGGCCCGCTCCGGGTAGGTCGCCACCCACTCCCCCGGCCCCAACCGGTCGAGTTCCCGGCCGCACTTGCGGCAGACGACGAATGCCCGGTTCTCCTTCATGCCGTGCCAGGCCACCGGCCGCTCCAGATCGTCCCACTCCGCCACCATGCTTTGAACGGTCAGCGGTTGCCGCTCGCCGCACCCCTCGCAGCGCACGTGCCACTCGCGCTGATCCGACTCCAGGAAACGGGCGTGAATGCCCCGGCCGGTGTAGGTCGGCGTCGAGATATCCAGCCGCCCGGCAATCGTGCTGTGGCCGAGGCGCTTCACGCCGATGATCGGCGCGCGGGCGTCCATCTCGTCCAGCTCGTCGAAAACCACCTTGTCGGCGTCCACCGACTTGAGTTGCGGCGCGTTGCCGCTGGGCGACACCTGCGCCCCGCGCAGGTAGAGAAAGCGGTCGCGCACCCGCTTGAGCGTCACCCGGTCGGCCCCCCGCTTCTCGGCCGAGCCGCCCGACACCACCAGCTTGCTCAGATAGGGGCTGGCCTCCAGCGCCGGGTTGATGCGCGCCGAGGAGAAATCGCTCACGTGCACGTCGGTGGGGAAGACGTAAAGGACAGTGGCCTTTTCCTGGTCGCAGGCGTGCAAGGCGTAACTGACCGCGTACTCCGAGGCCCCCATCTGGCTGGCCTTGAAGATAACCAACTCCCGCGCCCGGCAGTTGTAGATGTCCACCAGGTAGAGGTGCTGCGTCAGGTCGAATAATTGTCCCGGTCTTAACCAGCATCGATGCACCGCCGTCCATGACAGTAAATCCATTCTCCCGTCGGCCGCCTGCCCCTGTTCAACTGCTCGCCGCCTCTGGCGCTCAACGGCCGCCAGCGCTAATCGCTGCTTGGAGGTTTCGGATGATGGCATCCAGACTCTCCTCATCCAGCCCGGATAGGTCGGCCGTCACCTGCAACGGCTCCGGCGTCGTCAGGGCCACTTCCTGCCGGTACAGCCCGATGAGCTTGGCCCGCTGCTCCAGAATCTTCAGCACCACCTCGGCCGCGTTCTTGTCCAGACCCTGCTCCTGAACCGAGGCCCGTAGCTCCGCCAACGGGTCAGTATCTTCTCCCTCTGCCACCGACATGGGGCGCGCCATTCCCACGCCCGCGGCCCGGCTGAACCACCCGGTCAACAACTCATCCAGCCGCGCCAGGTCGAGCGCCCGCTCTTCGGCCGCCGAATTCAACGTTCTCGTCGTCAGTTCATGGAGCACGGCCTTGATGTCGCGCTCAGCCGAGGATTTCGAGTATTTGGGAAAAAGTGGCTTGAGTTCATCCGCAATCTGCCGGAACGTATAGCCTCGCTTGCGTAATTCCCAGGCCCGTTCGCGCCGCTCGGCCGCCTCCGCCCGCCGCGCCGACGCCACCCCACCGGTCACCCCTCTCACAGTGAGCCTCCGTTGCTTGGGCCGCCGGCGTCACCTTCATCATCCAGCAGCACGTACCGGGCCTTGACCAGCCGGATCGTCCGCGCGCGGCCGAAACCGCCGCGGGCAATGAGGCCGCGCTTCTCCAGATCGCCGAGAGTCTGCTGCACGACGCGCAGCGACCGCAGTTTCACGCCGGTCTGAATTTCCCGCGTCGTCGGCGCCCGCCCCTGGCTGGCCAGCATGTAGTCGCGCAGGAAGGCGTACACCTCGCTTTCATGTTGTCCCGCATCTATGCGTCCCATTTTTCGCTTCATGGTCGCCTGTTCGCTCCCACTGCTATGCGTAACATGGGGCAATTGCCCATTTGCGGATGTGCGCCGCGCCGCCCGCCCGCTGCTCCCGATACCCACATTCATGGCGGCCGACTTATTCATTGACCGCCGCCAATGCCAGGTTATGAATCACGCGGTCGAGTTGCGTCTCGTCCATGTGGGCCACGGCCGACATCCACTCCGGGACCGGCTCGGCTGCCTCGACCTTGACCGTCGTCACGTCGTCGCCGTACTCGTGTCGCAGTTCCTGTACCGCCAGGCGGATAGCGCCGATCACGTCGCTCCACTTCGCCTCGTCGGGTTGCAACCGGATGAGCGCGGCCGAAGCTCGCGCCATCACACCGTTGAGGAGAGCAATGCGCTGTTCCCGGTTCTTGCGCCGGGCCTCATCCTCATCCTTGAGTCGTTCCAGACGCTGGCCGACGTCCCAGGCCTCGGCCCGTTCGCCCCAGCGCCACGTGTCGGCCGCCTCGCGCCAACTCGTCGGCGCGCTGACCGCCTCGCTCTTTCTGCCCTTTTCTGCCTGATGCCAGGCGCGGTAAGCAGCCAGCAAGCTGCGCTCCGGGCCGGCCGGCCGGTAGAAAGCATCGAACCGATAGAACCAGCGTGGCGGTTCGCCCGGTTGCCGTTCCCACATAGTGCTGCCTTTAGCGCTCATAAGGCTAATCGTGGCGATAACCGTTCATCGCGACCCGGTCACGATCTGCCCCGTCGTCGCCCAGCCGCGCGACCCTCCCGTCTCTTTTTCAAGGAACTTCTTTTGCTTCGCCGCGCCGCTCGCCGGCCCCGGCGGCAGGTCAATCGGCCCCAGGGGTTCCGGCTCCGCGCCCTGGGCCATACCGCGCCGCAGGTGTTCGGCCGCGTGCACCAGCCAGTCGGCCGACCGCCGCGAGTACCCTTCCTTGTCGCAGTACCCGCGAATCTCCTCGTTCGTTCCCCCGGCGTTCACCAGGTCGACCAGATAGGAAGCCGCCTCCGGGTAGGCTTCGCGGAAATTCTCCCAGGCTCTCTCGTTCCACGGGACCAGCACCCCGCGCAGTAATACCGCCTTGTCGTTCGTGTCGCTCATCGCTCCTCCGGCCCCTCGCCCTGCCACTCGCCCATCGTTTCACCTAGCGCCCGCGCCAGTCGCAGCCACGTGGCGTAGTCCGCCTCATCCGTCCACGCGCCGGGGCGCAACACGGCCGCCAGCCAGGCGCGGTCGCGGTCGGCCGTCTCCGGTTGGTAGTCCCCCGTCTCCCCCCCGATAACCCTCTCCAGTACCCCGCCGTCCGGTTCCTCGACCTTGACGCCTAGCCCCCCC